TTCATATGCCCATGCTTGTGTTATATAAGCAAACAGAGGAATATAAATAGCATGATGACGTAGGAAATTAGCGAGTGGTTTTGCCCACGCATGATAGCCGACAATGATTTCTGGGTTGGTGTCATAAAGCAATTTGCCAAATAGGTTATCCACTTCAATCACATCGTCATCAATATAGCCGTACTCGTGCATCAAACTACACATTACACTCATACCGCCACTTTCGGGTTGTTGCGGTTGAGATGTTGCAAAATACGAAAAATCTTTTCCAGAATAAGTAGGCATTTCACGCTGAGGAATATTTAGCATCCCCTGTGCCATAGAAGGTCTACTTTCTAATTGCTTTTGATATTGACTAAGTGAACTTGTTTGTTGACGACTTGCGGCTTGAGCCTGTAGTTGTCGCAATTGCTCATCTGCTGACATTGCCATAATAAATACCTATTGGTTATTTGGTTGGTGAAACTAAGGAAGTTGCCGTTTTGCCAGCGCTTGTATTAACAATAGTAGCCGTTGCACTATAACGATTGTATGTGTCCCTAACATCAGCTAAATATTTCATACTTGCTACATTTGCAAGAGATGCTTTAGTTGACGCGTTCATATCGGCTGTCAAATTATACTTTTGAATTGTATCGTTATATTGAGCTGTCAATGTATCCACTGCTAAATTAGCTTGCTTGGTCATATCCAAATCACCAATAAACGCATCTCTGGCACGTTGAACGTCTGCCGCAGTTTGGTCATTGATCCTTTTTAGCTCATTATTGAATACCGCTAACTGCTTATCGTTTTCAAGTGTTCTGTTAGCAGTCAATTCTGCAACAACTGCATCAGCCGCTTTACTTGCTATATCAATGTTTCCTTTGCTAATAAGTTCTCTTAATCTAGCACCAGAGTCCCGATTAGAAGTAGCTAAATTATTCAAATCATTAAGTATTGCTGTGGTAAACAAATTGGTAGCATCATTAATTGCTTTTGTATTAGACGTATCCACCGCAATTTTATTTTGAGCATTCCAGTTTTGAACATTGACATCATTCTGAGCCTGTCTGTCCATACTTGTAGCTTTAAGACCAAGCGCATTGTTGAGCAATGTGTTCTGAGCCGCTGCATTTGCTTCATTGGCTTTTTGCCTAGTCAACGCATCTTGTTGCGCAATAGGTAGAGCGGCTTTAATCGCTGCGTCTTGAGCAAATCCCGCAGCCGCGCCAGTATTAAGCATACCTCTACGCGATGCTTGCAAATTAGCCGCATTAACAGCTTGCTGGATATAAGGATTGTTCTTAGCGAGTAATCCCGATAACTGATTCGATACCATTGAATCGGGTGTAACATTGACTTCAGATGCTTTAGCAGCGTCAACCATCTTAGTCACATCAGCGGCTGAATTTGGATTGATAATGGTAGTTGGAGCGCCTACTTTAGCAACATTAAGCATCCCCTTATCAATCATATCCTGTGTAATACCGGATGTGACTGTACTATTTATAGGATTACCAAGTACATCAAACCCACCACCAAGTGTTTTGGTATCAAGTGGCGCAGTAGCGTTTTTTAGCTTTAGCGCATTAGCTGTTTCCAATGCTTGTTGATTAGCAAGGTCAGTGGCTGTGGCTATTTTAGCGTCCTCAGTTGCTTTTATAGCAGCATCAGCATCGGCTTTTACTTTAGCATCAGCGGCAATCTTTTCTTCTTCGGCAGTTTTAGCAGTGGCGACTGCTTCATCGGCAATTGTCTGAGCTTGTGTTTTCTGAGCAGTCCATCGAGCATTATTAGAGGGATTAGCAATTAAAGCATTTTTAGCGGCTTTATATTGCGCCCCACCAAAACCACCTACCCAATTAACAGGATTGCCTGTTAGCGGATCAATCGTATCTTTTTGAAGAACCTCATCTGCCCAAGTGTTGAGAGTCTTGCCAACAGCGGTAGTAGCTGCGTCAGCTATCTTTTTATTTGGATCGGACAATGACGTAAGCGTATTCTGATCAAATAAAGGATTACCATAAGCGTCTGTAACTGTGCCGTATTTGGTAAGATTGGTAGCTAAATTAGGATTAGTTGCTCCGCTGACTAATCCACCATACGAATTAACATATTTAGGATCAAAAGTTTGAGTAGTTGTTACTGGTTTTTGTACAGGTGTCCCAGACTGCAAATTCGATGCTATTACGTCGTTTATTAGTGCCATTTAATTATCTCCGTCCTGTAACATATTGTGACCACCATTGGTCAGCAGCGGCATTTCGATTGTCATTATAATTCCCTAAGTTAACGCCAGTTTGCTGGTTAGTTGGGATTTGAAAATTCTTAAAGGCATTCATAAAACCTTGAGTTGCTTGTGTACCGAAGGCTTGGTTTTTAGTGTCAACACCACTAAGGATATTAGTTTTTAGTGCGTCCGCGCTAGTATTCCAATCTTTTAAGAAGTTAGCATTTTGAGAAGTGAGTGCTGTTTGTTGCCCTTCCAATGCAGTTTTTAATTGATCCGCTGTAATACCTTGCGGTAATGTTTTACCCCATGATGCTAAATCCGCTGTAGTAAGAGCGGGGATACTACCTGTGCCCATGGTATTAGGAGAACTTGTTGCAGCAGGAGAAGTTGATAACTTATTTACATCACCTGTAGTTAAAGCCGCCCCGCCTGTAGTTGCTATTTTATTTACATCACCTGTAGTTAAAGCCGCCCCACCTGTAGTTGCTATTTTATTTACATCACCTGTAGTTAAAGCAGCAGGAGGAGAAGTTGTTAATCCGCCTTGCGTATTAATTTTATTACCATCCGTAACTGTTCCTGTACCACCTAATGTGGCAAGCGTATCACCAGTTACTTTAGTATTTGTAGTATTTGATGCGGCTAATGCAGCGGCTTTTTGTGCATCAGTAAGTTCCGCTGGAGTATCTTGAATACTCAGTCTTGGGGGTTGTTGTGGATTCTTTGCATTGTCTGCATCAATTCTCTGAGTATTTAACTCTCGCAATCTGTTTAATTCAGCAGGGGTAATTTCTCCAGAATCAAAAGCTACACTTGGATTAGTAATCGCTAATAATTCAGCATCTGTTTTTGGAGTAGGAGCAGGTGACACAGGAACAACTGTTGCTTGATTAGCCGTAGGTTGTTGAGAAGGACTATTTGCAATACTGCCAAGGGTAAGTTGCTGTGCGCCTAAATTAGAAAGCGTGTCGGCAGAGGGTGCAGTCGCAGATGATGCACTTACCGATGGTATTACAGATTCTGAATAAGGAACAACCGTTTGGTTATTTATCGCAGATTGCTGTGCGGCAGTAATTGTAGGTGAATTGGATAATGCTAAATTATTAGGGTTAACTGTTACTTGTTCATACGACGATGGTAGAGTAATTGGTTGAACACCTAAATTAGAAAGCGTGTCGGCAGAGGGTGTAGTCGCAGTAACATTAGCCTCAACTTCATTAGCAACAACTTTTTGCGCTAAATCTTGAGCATTTAAAGAAGCCTTATAAGCATCGAGGCTGGGTACTAATGATGCAGGTATATTTGGCACATAATCTGGTTGCTGAAATGATTGGTTTACTTCCGATTGCACAATTAAACTTGCTTGAGGAAGTGAAATATTATTTTCTTTAGCTACTTGTACAGCCGCTGAATTAATAGCAGTGCTAATTGCATCTTGAGCCGCAAGTCCGGATAAATTAGCAAGCTGGGCTGGTGACAACGTAGGTTGAGAGGTTACTGGTTCTAAGCGCATTTTTGCCATTTTCTTTTTCCTATTATCTATTTAGTTTTCTAGGCGTGTAATGAAGCACAACACCAGATAAGTTATGTCCTAAATCAATAGCCGTATTGGAGAAAACGACTAGACCGATGTTTGTTCCGCTTCCTTGTATGCGAATTTCTGGTTGAGATACAATCTTTCCATCGTAGTAAAACGTATTCCAAGTGGCTTCGTCCCAATACCCACCAGCGCCTTGCACTTCTTGGTAATTCATTAAATGCGTTGCAACACTTGGATCAGCATAAGAGAAATCGGGATTGAATCTAATTTCAGAATAACCTACCGAAGATAACTCAACTTCAAGTTTTCTAAATCGCTTAATTGCTGAAGGTGATTTTACATTATTAAACGCTGTTCTGATATAGGCTTGGATAGGCTGACCGTCAAAAGATGATCCGGTATTGGCAACATAGACATAACCATCCTCGTCACCAAGTAAAACGATATCTCGCCCACTCGCATCTTCCCCACTCCATGCGTAACTAATATTCACAGGATAGGTAAATTCAGAGAATTCATGTCCCATTGTCGTAGCGCCTGTTTGCGTTACACCAGAGGTCATTGTCATAATAATACCTGTACCATCATTTGCATAAAAACGAACTTGATTCTTATTCTTATACGCAGCGGTAGCCACAATCTTTTCTCTAAATCTATCAATAACTGGCTGAATGGCGCGACTGATCGTATCGTGTTCAAATCCACCAAATACATAAGAAGGGACAATACGAACAATTCCTTTATCATCAAATGAATAAAGTGAGCCAAGATTCATCAAACCATAATGAATAGCACCAATATCGGGAGAGATTAATTCGGCTTTGTAATTACCGGTTTGAGAATCCACAGATACTTGCCAGAAACTATCTCGACAAGCAACAGCGAGAACACCACCTACAATTGCGCTCATACCTGTAACAGTGTCACCAAATTCGTGAATATCTGCAAAGCCTAAACTAGTAGTTCTAAAGTCATGGGGATTACCTACAGCCGAAAATACTACAGCGCCAAAGTAAGATAAGGCTAATTGCCCGTTAATCGCTGCGATAGTAGTCGGTGCGTCAATGGTGATTTGTGTTCTGATTGGAATATACACATCCCCATCAAAC